CCAAGTGCACCTAATTGTTGCCCTGCCGCTAAACCAACTCTTTGTTGATTCTGTGCTGCTCCTAACGCAGTTTGAAAACCTTGAGCTTGTGATCTGCCTATTGCCTCTAATCTTCTTAAATCTTGTTCAGCTCTTTGAACACCTTCTCTCCCACCACCAAAAGCACCTGATCTAACGGCTTGTGCAGATAATTGATTCTGTCCCATTTGTGCTTGTCTGTTAATTTCATCAGTTACATATTGTTGAAAAGGATTGAAGAACTGAGATATGTTAGGTGTTTGTGCAGCTTGCAAAATTTGTCCTATACCAGCACCCGTTGTCCCTGTTCCAACCCCAGTTGTTCCTGCATCTTTAATTCCTCTTTGTTCTAAAACTGATATAGGGGCTGTTTTTACTTCAGGAATTTTAACAGGGTCTTGCGCTACTTGACGCGCAATATCCATTAACTCTAATTTTCTTTCTTCTATGCCCGGAGCTTCTCTAACAAACTGTGTTTGAGATGCTGGAGTTGATTGGCCTGAACCGCCACCGCCACCAAATAAATTACCTATAAAACTCATTTACTTATCCATTTCTCTAATTGTACATGTTTCTTTTGCCATCCCCATTTTTTTGAGACTTTCTCCCAACCAGGTCTAGCCCAAAGACTTAAACGTTTGCATCCATTATTTTTTGCAAACTTTGTTATTGTATCAACAAATTGATCTTCCCATAAGTCCCTTCTTTTTCCAGTACAAATAACAATTTCTAATTGTTGATAGTTTGGCATTTCAGATATTCTAGTTACCCCAACACCAAAAACTTTGTTTTCTTCAAGTTCATCAGAACCAAACATGAGAAAACACTGCATCATATCTTTTTTAAGATAATCATATATGTGTTTGGCATCAGCATACTTACCAGAATACTTCAAAGCTTCACTAACCATAAACTCAGCCAAAGGCCAAAACCTTTCTATATCTTTAGGTTCTACTGAAATAACCTGTACTAAAGGTTTAATTTTTTTTCTTGTTTGTCTCATTAGCATCCTGGATTATGTCAAATACTCTTTTATATCTTTTTTGTTGTTCATAAAAATACTGAGCACCTTTTTCTCTCATATCTTTAACACTATTAGGATTAGCTCCTGCTATAATACCTGCTCCTAATACACCATCTGCTCTCGTTACAAACTCTCCGTCAGCTAATTGTGCTAACATCGTATCTTCATCTTTATCTCCAACACCTGACCCATCTTCAACATATCCTGTTGCTCTAACGTAGTTGTTAGCATCGTTTTCATCGTGGGACATTTTTGAAGGAAGATAATTTACACCACCCTCATTAAATTTTTTAACTTCTGCTAAACCACCTGTGTTAAATCTATTTCTTGATATTTCATATGGGCCCATTCTTTCAGCATCAGCTGGCCTATCTTGTTCTGGAATGTATATTTTATCATAAGTTTTTTCTTCACCTGTAGTTGGATCTATAAATTTAAAGTCAGGTCTTTTACGTGCAAACTCTCCATAATTAAGATTATAACTTGGCGTAAACAAATCCACTGGTTTTTGTTTAAATGCACCAGTAAGATATGCTAGTGCTCCTGCACCAATACCCGCTTTCATAGGATCTATTTCTCTTTCACCTGGAATAATATTACCGTCCTCAACTCTTTGTCTTGTAAAGAAATCTAAAAAACTTTTTTTCTGAACTTCATCCTCTACAAGTTTTTTTGCAGCTCGTTCTTTGAAAACTTCAGAAAGTTGTGCTGGCATAAATGATGATTGAGTAAAGGGAGTAAATGCTGATTGTGCAGCTGAAAAACCTGGAAGGCCTATTTTTGCTCCGCCTGCTAATCCCGCTTTACCTCCAAAATAGCCCAGAGTAGCTCCTGTAACACCACCTAATATTCTATTAATACCAGATGCTCCTGCATCTTTGTTGGCTTTGTAACCCTTATAACCACCATATGCTGCAAGTGCGTAAGGTAAAAATTGTAGCATTATATAAATTCTCCTTTTAGATCTAAAGTCTCTAATATTACCATTTTACTTGGCTGATATCAACTCATCATGAAACTTGCCTTGGTATTGATGCTCTCCTATGTGCACTATTGCATCATTAATATAAGCATAACATTTACCCCCTAAATCTCTCCAAAGTTTACAAAATGCAAAATCTTCCCCATTGTAAGTCTTTTCTTTTGGATCATGAAGTGTGTCAAAAAAATTCCACATATTAGGTTTGTTAACATATTTACCATTGATCACTGTCTTTTGTACTATTTCTTTTTCAGGATATTTTTCAATCATCTTTTCTATAACTTCTCTTTTAATAAGCATACATCCTGTTGGAGAATCAGTTACTTCTATTACGCCTTTGTTTACTTTAATATTATTTGGGTCAGGTAATTTCATAGGGTAAGTATGTAAAGCACGTCTAATATCATCAGCAGATTTTATTTTACCCTCTTGCATTTTAGCGAAAGCTTTATCCCACATTAAAGTTTTTAATGGGTACGGCACAGATATTATATGTTTATCAGCTTTCAACATGGCAAATATAGATTTACCTTGAAAATATATATCTGAATCAATAAACAATAAATGTGTAGCTTTTGATTCTAAAAAGCCAGCTACAGATAAGTTTCTCCCTTGGGTTACCAAAGATGACTTTATTAAATGAAAAGATACTTTTAATTTTTTCTTAAAACATTCTTGTTGAAATTCAATTAAAGCTTGTGTGTAATGTATTGATACTTCACTATGCACAGGTGTAGCAACAAAAACTTCTATGTTTTTAAATTGATCTTTATCTTCTTTCCATAATGGTTCTTTAGCTCTTTCATAATCTGATTGTGTTTCGATATTTACTTCTTGAAGTGTTTGATAAGTGTCTTCATTTATAAATGTTTTATTATCTTTCATAGTATCCTTATAGTATTAATTTTGATTCATGTGAACCAAATTCTCCTTTACAGAATAAATTAAAAGCTAATGTATATCTATTTTGTTTTGACTTATTTGGTTCAATTTTATGGGCTAAATTTGATGGAAATATTATTAGTTTATTTTGAGAAATAGGAAAAGGAACCTCTTTTGAATTTAAATAATTAAATTCTGTAACATCGGGGCTTACAGCAACTGGAAATATTTCGGTATTGTCATGCCCTTTTACAAATACAATATTGCCAGAATCTTTAGGAGTATCCAAGTAATAAACACCACTTAATAAACTGTTTGGGTGTATATGTTCTTGACCCCAATCTTCAGGATTATGTTTTACAATCCAAGAATTTAAAAAATAAAATTGTACTTTTGATACCATTAGACAACAGTGAACAAAAAAATTTACTTGTTCTATTATTAAATTTTTTAACTCAGGTAATTTATTTAAAATATATTTATCTTTAGAATAAGAACCGTTGTCTATTTTCATTCTTTCATAATCACAATCATAAACAAAATTTAACCAATCTTTTTTACAAACAATTTCTGTTTCAAATACAGGCTTAGGCCACAGTTGATGTACTTTTTTCAAGTAGGGCTCCTTTTAAAAAACTTTCCCATTCCATAGCTTTTTTATCCCAACTATAAAATTTTTTGTAATACTTTTGTTGTTCATCTAAATGGTTTTGTATTGTATCTGTATGTAAATACTGACAGCTTATATCAATAGCTTGTGCAAAACTTGCACCAAGTAATTCATAGTCTTTACTATAATTTACATAGACTGGCCATTCAGCACATGTTTCTGGTAAAGCTCCAAAGTTTGTTGTTATCACATGCAATCCTGAAGCAAGGGCTTCTAAAGCAGATGCACAAAAAGTTTCTTCAAAAATAGAAGGATAAACAAATAAATGATAATCCTGCATATGTTCTAAAATATATTCATGAGGTTTATATCCAATATAGTTTACGTTAGGTAATTTTCTAGCTTGATCAAATAAATCTTCGAAATCTTTATTTGCTTTATTAGCGAATTCACTACCATAAATATCATTTGAACTATAAACATCTAACGTTACATTTTTATTTTGTATAAGTTGCATTGCTAGTAATAAAACATTTAAACCTCTCCAAGGCGTACAATGATGTATAATTTTTATTGGTTCATCTTTTTTATAGATTTTTCTTTTAGGAAAATGACTTGCACCGTTTTTAATGACAACCGATCTATCTTCTGGTATTTGAAAAAAATATCTAAATTTTTCAAAAGTCCAATGTGAATTAAAAACATACCAATCATATTCATGATGTCTTTCTTTGTTTCTAAAAAAACTTTGTAGGTTTGGTTGATCCCAAGAATTTTTTTGCCAAAGTATATTTATTTTATTAGGATCCAGTGGCACTTTTCCTGGAATAGATGTGCATATTTGAAACTTATCTAATAAATCTTTAGATACATATTTTTCAAGCAACTCATGTTGAATTTCAGTTGCACCTCTTGGTTTCATATTAAGCTCTATTTAAAAATAAATTTATTGTTAGTCTTCCATTATCTATTGAATTACCGTGATGTCCGTAACCCATGTGCCTTGTGCTTCCTGTGTACATAACGAACCTGTTCTTAACAAATTTAATATCGTTTATCAAGTTATCATTCTTATCATAGAGATTTGTTCCTGAATTTAAATTAGTATTAGATAAGTATATAAGTGCAGCAAGATCATCTTCATCAGTATGTATCCAATCTTTTTCATTATCGCCTTCTAGCCTCAAGTGTAAAAAAGAAGCTATTCTCCAATTTCCTCTTTCCAATAAATTTTTTTCATTAATTAAACATTTTATAAATTCATGTAAAATTGGATTTACTTCATTTAAAGGAAGACTTCTTTTTCCTGGCCAATTTACATTATCTGTTTTTAAAATTTTTCTTGTTTCTTCTTGTGTATAAAGTTTTGTATGTTTGATTTGAGGTAAGAGATAATCTAATTCAGGAAAAAAATTATCTTCCTGTATTAAATTCATTTTTTTGTTTTTGCACCAATAATACCAGCTCTTGTTACAGTGATTTCTAGGTCTTGTCTAAAATCATCTTGAGTAGTATCAGTATTGGGATCAGCAACATCAGCATCGAAATCAGCTTTGGTATCGTAAACTTTTCCTGTTCTTTTATGTTTAATGATTTCTTTAGCCTCTGCAGGAATTTTTGGTATATCACTCATTGTTTACGTCCTTGTCTATTATATTTTTTATTGTGTTGCAACTTTTTTTTCTTGTTAACATTTTTAGTGTGTCTTCTCGGTCTTTTGCGAGGTTTAGGTCTAGGAACAAAGTGGGTAAATTTTTGTCTAGCCATTCTCTTGAGATCTATCTAATAAGGCATATGAAATAATACCTTGTATTTCATCAGCAGTCCCTGCAGTCATTTTTAAAACATCACTAGCTTCTAAAATTAATGTATGATTAATAATATCTTTGGTTGCTGACCCTGTTACAGATTCGTTAAATATCCTAAAAGTTGCTGTGGCTGAGGTATCTGTGACTTGCACATTTAAATTAACAGCACCTGAAGAACCATTATTTATTTGTATTTGTTTAATCAGAACAGTTGCATCTGATGGTGCGGTAAACACACTTATAGTTCCTGTAGAGTTTAAATTTATTCCTTGATTTTTGTATCTAATAGTCATGAGATAAACCAGGTAAATATATCTTGTTCATTTTTAAGTTCTTGTTGGTAAGAAGTATTTAACTTATCTTGCATCGTTCGTAAAGACTGAGTTACTTGTCTTTGGTTTTCTTCAGTATATGCAGGTGTTGGTTCTGGAATTACAATATCTACTCTTGCCATAATTAATAATTACTATGTAACCCCCCAGATCCTGAAGTTTGTCTTGATTGTCTACTACTTGTTTTTTTTGTTGAAGTTGTTCTTGTTGGTGTTTGACCTCTTCCTCTATCGTCTATTTTATCCTGTGCTTGTTGTTTCACATTTCTAAAAGTAGTAATAGCTCCTCCTTGAGGATCGTCTTGCCCAGTAAATCTTCTATTTTTTACTGTATTGAAATAATCAACTAAAGATGTTGCTTGTCCAAAATCTGATTGTTGTATTCTTCTATTTAATCCCGCTAAACCTTTTGGTCCTCTCATTAAAAGACCTGCTCCTGGTGCAGCAAGACTGAAAGCTAAAGACAATAACCCTTTTAAACCCTCCCCTCTAGGTGTAGTTGGTTTTGAAAAAACTTGTTTATCTGTAAATCCTTGAAAGTTATCAACGCTTGCACCAAAATCCATATCTTGTTGAAGTATAGGAGCTATTCCAGATGTTTCACTCATTAAGGGTTGTGCATTAATATTTGCAGTCATTGGAATAGTACCTGTAGCACCCATGTCTACATTTAACGAATTTTGTTGATCATTAGGAAAATATTCGGGTTGTGGATAACTACTATTTAAAAAAGGTTGATCACGATTCACATCTTGTCTTGGTGTAACCGGATTTCTTAATTTTGAATAGTCTAAACCAATCAAATCATTTACAGTTAACATTATCCCCTCATTCCATCTAGTTGTACATCAGCTCTAAAAGTTCCAAATCGCCAATTCTCATCTGTACTAGTATTAGCAATTTTTAAACTAGCAAATCTTGCTCTTGCTCTTGTGTCTACTTTTTGTGTTGATCCGGTGACCGTGAATGGTCCGAGTGGAGACGATGCTTCTGTATCACTTGGAAAATCTCTGAGCAAAATTGTAACCTGAGCGTTACCTTGAATAGTTTTAAAATCAGGTACAAATCTTCTCATGCTCATAAAAAACTCACCACTAGTGCCGTCAGGATTTAAACTAAAATCTCCTGATTCAATAAAGGCGGGTATAGCTGTTTTGTTTCCTGATGTATCAACTTGATCAACACCAGTTTCATGCGCATAGTATATAGTAGATCCATTAAGATTAGTCACTCCTTGCACGTCAGGAAAAGTTCCAGTTCCTGTTGAATTAAATTCTGTTGCATATGGCACAGAATATAAATTTGCGTCAACCCATGTGGTTCTAGACAATGACCCTGTTACCCAAGTTCTATCTTGATAATTAAAACATACATACCTATCATTAAAATCAGATCCAGCTTTAGGGTAGTACCAACAAATTTCCTCATATAAATGATTTAATCCTGCATAGACCGATTCACCATTTTGATAATTTACACCTAAGTTGTCACCGTTCTTTGTTGTAAATACAAAGTCTTCAACTTCACACGGTAATGATTTTACAGTACCATCAAATGCGAAAAATCCTCCAGACTCACCCATCCAATACACAACACCATTTACAAATTTCATAGCATGTTGCCCAATACAACCACAATTTGACCCAACTTGTCTTATAGAGAATGTGAATGGTGGTCCAACAAATTGCATTACGTAAGCTGCATTATCAGTTAAAATAAAAGTGTAATCTTTACCTTTAACAGCTCCAACAATTTTTGTGCCTGAATCAAGTCTAAATGTTCCGGCAGTATTTGTTGATGTAGGTGTATAGTCACTTATATTTTCTTGATCAGAAAATCTTATAAATAATTTATCTTGTGTTGCTGTGTCACCTATTGTTGTTTCAGTGCCTAGCATAATTAAATGCCTATCTCTATCCGATACTAATGACATAACTGATGCAGTTGGTGCGTTTGAGATAGCTGTAGCTCTTGTATTTAAAGCATTTGAATTACTATTTATTGGGTTCCATTCAAAAGATTGTCCATTTTTAATAGTTGCGATTAATTTTTCACCAAAGTTATCTAAAGACCAAGATGCCGGATCAGTTGTTAAAGTTTGTGAAAGTGATGCAATACCCCAACCCGTGAATACTTCAACACCTGCTCCATTTGAATGCGCAGATCTTGTGCCTGCTGCTGCTCTTGTAATTCCTGTGAGATCGTTACTAGATATTCCAGTGTAAGAGATAAATTCTGCTCCAACTTTAATTGTGCCTGTGCTTGGGAATCCAGTAGTTGATGCAAGCGTAACAGAAGTTCCCGAACCTCCCGTTCCTGCAGTGTCATCGAGTAAAGCTCCATTCAATGTGCTAAACACTTGTTGGCCACCACCCCATAACCCTGTGCCCCAACCAAAGCCATATGTAAATCCTAATGCTCCAGGTTTAATATAAGGCGTTACTGTAGCTGATCCTGATCCGTTGACCGTTGTCCCTGCTGCGCTTGCCATTGTTATTGTAAAAGAATCACTGTCAGGTACAGTAATTACTTGAAATGGTTTTGCTGTAAAGTTAGCTGCTGTGTATCCAGCTCCTGACGGTGGAGTTACAGATGAAAAAAGAAATATATCTCCAGGTTCAAGACCATGTGCAGGTTTATTAACAGTAACTGTTGCTGATGTATTTACAGTATCGAAAGTGCAACTTGTTAAAGCTGTGCCTAAAGGTGTTATATCAAAGAAAGCACCTTCATAATAAATTACTAAAAGTTTATTTGTGCCTATAGCTGC